CGATGTTTTTATAGACTTCAGGATATTCAGTAAACAATTTTTTCGCTAACGTGAGCGAAGGAGTTTCAGAAAATTTACTGCAAATCTCCGTTGCTATTGTTCTCGCTGTCGTTAGTTCCCTTGCCATTCTTTGTTTTATTAGTAAACTTTTCAATCACAGTACCACCGAACAAACCGCCTGTTAACAATGCGAGCGTGTCGAACATTGAAATTGGACAATCGTAAGAGCTGAAAACGGCAATGTAACTGATTACAATTAGATTGAGTGAAACAAATATAGCAATAATGCGCTTGCTCGACACTTTTGAACAATTACTTAACAAAGAGTTGAACCAGTCTTTCATATCATTTTTATTATTAGTTGAACAATAAGACCGCCAACGATACCCGCTGCGGTTGCGATACCACCCAAACGCGCTACTTGAAGGCGTTGGTTTTGAATGTACTTGTCGTGCTTTTGAACCTTACTCACAAGACCTTCAATTTTCATTTCGTCATCACCGATTAAGACGTGATAGATGCGGTCTATCTTCTTATTCATATTCTGAAGTTCTTCGTGTATCAATTGAATCTCGTTTTCAGTGTTCATGTCATTTGAAGTATAAATGTATTTCAGCTTCACGACGATTAACAAGACCTCTCAACACTTTGCCGCCGCCCTTGTTCCACAAACGGAATGAATCAGCTATCGTTGCGTCAAGTGGATTGATGTTTAATTTCTTGAATACCGAAGAACGTTTGAACCCGCCCGTTCCGATGTTGTACGCAAGTGAAACGCACGCGCTAAATTGGTTTTCCGTTAGTGGTTGTTTGATAAATGGACTAATTGAAACAGCAAACTGGTCAATGATAAACTTCGCCAATTCGTCCGCGCGTTGCTGCGTTATTACGTCGCCTTCTTTGACCTTTTCACCGTTCTCGTAGAACGTGTTTCCGAAGCCAATAGTCCATACGGCCGCAGGGCATTTGTACGCCTTCAATCGACAACCTTCAAAACGCTTTATAAGCGCATAACCTTCAGCATTAACTTTCATTGACTAATCTTTTTATTTGTTTTTCTTTTCGAATTAAGTATTTACGAAATTTTTCTTCGTAGACCTTTTGCTTTACCATGTCTTTCTTTCGTCCCCTTGTAGCCATGTGTTTTTTTATTCGTTATCTAAACCAACCTAAGCCCGGTCTTCTATATTCGTATGGACTGCGGTCACGTCCAGAACTAATCTCAAAAGCGTTCGAAGGATACACATTTGTTTGCGACCATATTTGATTTGTCGTGTTTGTCATGTACTCAGGAAAGTCTGCGCTGTTATGACACAAATAATCAACCATTCTTTGCGTGTAAAACATTGCTTGTTGTCTTGCTTGATCGCGGTAGTTTTGTAAGTCGGTTTGTGAGATAGGTGTTGTGTCTTCGCTTGTGCGAATTACTAAACTTCCATTATCCGTTTTAACGTACAAATGCGGAAGCACTTCGTACATCGTCCACCACATTATCATTCGACGCAAATAATTGTCAAGAAGGGTTGCGTATGCGCCCGTAATGTCGTCGTTCACAACATCTTCTTTGATGCGGTTGTACAAATCAGTTCCAAGATACAACTGCGCGTACTTATCTTGCGACAAATAGATAGCAGGATACAAAAGCAACGGGTCAACCGAGCCGTTTATCCAAGTATATTTCTTGATATAGTTTTCGTCAATGAGTAGAACTTCGGGTTGTAGTGCCATAATGTTTATTTATATTTTAATGATGCTCTATTCGGCATATCGTTGGGACGTACCGCTTCTTCGCCTTTTGGAAATAGCTCGTTTGCAACACCGCCTGTTACAACTCTGTCGTTGTTCAATCCGTCGTTAGGAAGGAAGCGTCCTTTCTCTCTTTTGCGTACAAACACTTTTCTAAACCACGCGTGACGGCAATAAACACCGCCCTTGAAAATGAACAAATTATAACTTGAACTTCCAGAAGGTGCAAACTCTCCGTTCACTCCTGCGTCGCTCATGTCTTGAATATCTTCGTAACGGAATAACGCGCCTGCCTTTGACAGCCCAACCATTTCTTGACAGAAATCGCGTGTAACAATTTCTCCGTCTTTGTAAGTAAAATTCTTTGAATAGTAGTAGCGAACTTTGTACAAGCCCGTGTCTAACGTGTCCTTTTCGTCAGGGTTAGAATAACCGCGAACACTCATAAACTCCGTGCGATATTGTTCTTCGCCTTCTGGATTAGTTACTTCTTCGTCCGAAAGCAATTGCCATTCTTCTTCGTCGATGTATTCCGCTTTCTCTTTGAGATAAGCCAACCACAACGCGCTATCTTCCGCGCTTATCTTGTTTTCAGCAGCAACTACTTTTTTTTTTAATTCAGCAGTTTGAACCGTTGGTTGAACAACAACTACTTCGTCGAAAACGCTGTTCATTTCAATCTTCAAATCACTTCCAAGAATAGGCGCAAAAGTGTTTGTTATGATTCGTTGGTATGGCTTGATAACTTGGTTGTTGAATATCTCCATACCAACCAACATTTCGTCCTTATTAGAACCGAATCCTGTTGTATCGCGTATGCCGTGAATCAATGGCGACACCACGCGGTGTCCAACCATGATTTGCTTCGCTGTTTCTTCTGATAAGAATTGATATTGTTTGTCAGCGTCCGAAAGTGGAAACGATTCAATTGAAGGTGCGCGTGTAGGATCTTCGTTGAACGTCATTAAGAACTTACCCGCGTTACTTGCACCGCTCAATCTTTCTTCCCACTCACGACGAATAGCTTCGCGTTCTTCTTTCTGCGGTATGCCGTTCAAGAAGTTTATAATGAATGAAGGGAATAATCCGTTCAAGATATTGTTAACGTGGTATAATCCCATTTGATAAGACAATTCAACGTAGTTCAACGCACCGAAGTAGTCAGGTTTCGCGTAGTACGAAGAACCCGCCATCATGCCGTGAGCGTAAATCACTTGACGCGGTTGTTCTTCAGCTTGTGAAGGATTGAACGCTGGTATAAATTCGGGCTTTCCTTTTTTGCTTCTTGAATTAGCCCAATCTTTCGAGTACCAAATGCCAGTAATTTCGTCTTCGTCTTTGTCGTATGCAAGACGGCAATTCTCAAAAGGTAAGTGGTTGATTTTAACAACGCGTGTAAAGTCCATTGACCAAATAACTTCAGCAACAAATGCACCTTGAAGTTTTAAGTCGAACGCGATACCTTGCAAAGCATTGTCTAGAATCGTTCCTGTACCTTGTCCTTCAATCATGTAAGCAATTGAGTTTGTCAATGCGTTATGAATAGGACTGTTATAATAAAGCGTGATTAGGTGTTGAGGAAAAAGATTGTTGAAACCGTAGTCAATCCAACCTGCACGATTGTCTTTTTCAACCGCTTCAACTGGCTGATACATTGATAGGTTTATTGCTTGTATATTATTTTCCATTTTATGCACCTGTATAAATTACGTCAACCGGTATGGTTGGCGAAGAAACGTCGAAGTAAATTGTTCCATCTTGAAGTATCATCGAGCCACGCTCAACAAGTCCAACTACGGAAGCGTCTGTTGGATCTAAATTGTCGTCGCTGTTTTGTCCGTACACGTCGTACTTGTATTTGCCCGCGTCGACAAGACCAACTGTTGTTAAACGTATTTTAGTAACACGTTCGTTTTCATTTATAACCTCAACGACTTGTGCGAGTTGTTCGCCTGTCATTTCGTAGGTCAAGATTAAAAGATAGTAAGTGAATGCAACGTTGAAGTATTGGCGACCTTCGTCTAACGAAAGCCACGCGTCTTGATTCGCAGTGTTTGTATTCAAATAAACCATTCTATCCTTTTATTTGTTCGTTGAAATTACAACACAGAGGGACGCTTTGCCCCTCTATGTGTAAAAGTTTTTTCTTAGTCAAGGATTGACAAAGGAGTACCGCTCAATTTGTACGCTCTCTTTGGAGTTTCGTGTACAAATGCAAGTGTATATCCGTTCATGTCGCCAAGTGCTGTTCCTGTCGCTGCTGTTCCTGTTGAAAGGTCAGCACCGAACTCATAACCTACAGCCCACCAGTTGTCGTTTGAATCGTTAACGAAAACCATTGGACGACCTTGCGCAACTGTTTGCAATTCAAGACGCTTAGGAGCGCTTAATTTGTTCAACATAACGTTTACCGTCTGCGTGTAGAAAATAGTTCCTGCATCGCGGTTGAAGTTGATTGTTTCTTCGAACGATCCTGTTTGCGTTGGCAATTCGTAAGTGTACAAATCACCTGAGATTGGGCCAACGATAGCAGTAACAATTTCGTTTGCGTCAAAAGTCAACGAAGTAACCGTGTCGCAAAGAATGATTTTCTTAATACCACCGATGCCGTCTTTGCAATCGAGGGTAAAACCTGTGCTTAATTCACATGCCATATTATTAATGTTTTTATTAGCACAAAAGAGGGGTGGATTTTACGCCACCACCTCTATTATGCAAGGGTTAGAATGGTTGAGATTAGGCAGTATATTGGTAGAACGCGATTTCGTTACCGAAGCCGTATTGTACACCTGCGAAGAAAGAACAAGCGAAACGAACGTTGTCAGAAAGGTCTTTGTCGTACATATCCAAGATAGCTACGTTGTTCCATTGGTCAAGTAAGTTAGTACCGAAAATCAAGTTAGACTTCTGGTAAAACGCCATTGTGTCGTCGCTCATTCCTGGGCACTCAATAACGTCGTATTGTCCCTGCCAGTTCATTACAACTGATTCTCCTTGGTACAAGTAGAACCCACCACCAAGACCTAAGATTGCGCTTCTGTATGCTTCAGCAACATTTGAAGAAACTGCGATAATTGGTTTTTCAGTAGCACGCTTTACACTTGTTGGAAGTGTAGCAACAAGTTTGCCCATTTCCTCGATTACGTTACCTACAACGATTGCCTCTGGAGCAGCAACGTCAAGAACAGCAGCGTCAGCTAAGAACAAAGTTTCAAAACCTGAATATTCGCCTGTGTTACCGTTAACACCCTGCCATATCAAGACTTCGTTGCGAGCTGCAACACCTGCCATAACGTTTGCTATAATAGCGTCAGCCAATGAAGCGTGAAGACTTCCGTTTTGCTCTGATGCTGCTTCCCAATCTGCTAAGAAATCTTTCTTGCAAAGTTGACGATGTACTTGGAATTTCTCAAGTGTCAAAATACGCTCGGTTAAAGTAACCGTTCCAAGTGGAGTGAAGTCACACGTTGGTGCTTCGAATGTTACGTTGTCAACGAGTTTACGAATAACTTGCTTGTACTCGATGTTTTCTCTGATTGTAACCGCAGCCAAAGACTCGTTACTTAAAAATGCAGCGCGGATGTATCCAGCTGCTTCGCGACCTGCGTAGGTCGTAGTTAATGAAGTGGTAGTAGCCATTTTTTATTTGTTTTTTTATTTTTTTAAGTGAAATACAAAGCGTTCTTCTGCCGACATTTTAGCGTATGGCTTTGAAGGTGCGCTTACTTTTGATTGTTTAACTTCTTTGATTGAAGTCGCGGCAGGTTGCGCGCTCAACTTCTCAACGTTTGCAGAAAGTTCGGTGTTTGCCTTCTTGATGTCAGCAAGTTCGCTTTCTAATTTAGCAACCAAAGACAAAAGACCTTCAACTTCTGCGTTGAATGTTTCTTCTTTAGCTTGTTCTTCGGCTTCTACTTCAACCTCAACTTCTGGTTCTTCAACCATTGGTTTCAATTCAACAAGTAGACCGTCAGCAACTACAACAATAACGCCTTCGGCTGTTGTGTATTCTCCGTCTGCAACAACGACTTCATTGCCGTCTGCGTCCTTCGACAATACACGAACCCCAGGCGCCCACGTGTCGCTGTCAGAGTAGATGCTTGTTCCGTCCTCAAGTATCGCTTCAACCATTTGTTTTACTTCAACCACTTCTTCAGCGGAGAGCGAAACATTGTGCTTTGCGAAAAGAGCGTTTACTTTTTCTCGTAAGTTCATATAAGTGTTTATTAAATGTTTAGTTCCTAAATAGAAAAATGCGTAAATTTGTTTCGTAATTCGATTTTTCATTGATTACTTTTTGATTTTAGGTTTGAACGGGGGAGTAGTTACCCCCGTTTTTTTTATCCTAAATTTTCAAGAATGTCATTCAGTACCTTCACCTCTTGTTCGTTCAACCCGTACGTCTTAAAACCCATTGCAGCGCCTTCTTTTGTAATCTTAGTCAGCGCTAAAAGAAACAGGTTTGCGTCGTCGTTGAATAGTTCGACCTTTAAGAACCCCCCTGCTTCGATGTTCATTTACTCGCCTTTGAGTAGTTCGTTTATCTCGTCAAGTATGGCGGCAAATTCTTCGTGTGCGTTCATGTACATTTCTTTCTCAACTTCAAAGTTTCCTTCAATAGAGAAACCTAAAACTTCTTTGTTTTGAATCTGTTGCTTCACTTCTTCGTTGTCTACTTTCATGCAACCGAACCACGTTCCTTCCGGTAGGTCGAAACCGAAGTTTTTAGACTTGTCGTTTTCGCCTTCAATGATCCACGTCTCAACCAACGAAACACCGTCGACAACTTTCGCGTGTTCAACTGTTGCGTTGTTGGTCATGTTTTGCTTTAAGTAGTTGTAAGCAATAGCACGAATGGTTTCTTTCGAATACTTGACGTAGTATTCTTCTTCCGTCTTGTCGTTGCGTCTGTAAATGAGTTGGTCAGGAATAAGCAACGCGCCGTATAAAAGCCCTCTAAAATCTTCTTTGAACTTTACCGTGTGTTGGTCGCTTAACGCTACGAAGTCCACACCTATTGCGGGTTGTTCAACAACGGAAATGGCGAACACTCCGAGTAGTCCTTCGTCGTCGATGCCGTATTCAATAACTTTAATTTTTTTGTTCATTGTATTTATTTTTTAACCGCCAAGACGCGATTGGTTTTGAATTAGTTGTTGTGCTTCTAAGTTGCTCGACACTTGCGTTCCAACGACGTACGCCTGAAGCGGTGGTTGTTGGTTGGGTTGGTTCTGCAAGAAGGCAAAATTCGCAGGTGAAGGCGCTGTTGTTCCTTCGCCACCTGTGGAAGGAATACTACCACCACTTGCACCGCCACCCGAAGGCGCACCGCTACCTTTAAACTGTTGCTTGCTTATGATAGCCACACGCGCAAGACCTTGAGCAATTGCTATTCCTGCGGCTATGTTTGCACGAATAGGTGCGTCAGGCGTTAGTATTGCCATTTGCGAACGATACGCCCCTTGTGCGGCTAAGAACGTGTCTATGGTTGCCGTTGCGATGCTCACGCCCTTTTGTATTTGAAACGCTTTTCTTTGTTGTGCTTCGCTTTCACCTGCAAACGCTTGCGCTAAATCACCAATAATTGACAATGAAGTTTTCATTGCGTCAACGCGAAGTTGTGCTTTTGCCTCTTCCGCTTTTTTTAACTCTTCAAGTTCTTTTTCTTTTGCGGTTTTGGCTTCTTCGGCTGCTTTGTCTTCTGCTGCTTTTTTCTTTTCGTTTTCTTCGAGTTGTTTTGCTAAAGCCGCGTCGTCGTACTTTTGATTTATTGCCTCTTCAAGAAGTCGATATTTTTCAAGTATTAAAACCTTGTCTTCTTCCGCGCCTGCGTACGTTGAAATTTCAAGTTCTTTTTTCTTTTCTAAGTCGTAAAGTTCGTTCGCTTGTTCCCCTTGACTAGCGTGAATGTAGTCTTCTTGCACCTTCAATTTGTCGGCTGCTAGTTTCTTTTCGGCTTCAAGTTCTTTTGCCGCTGCTACCGCGTTGGCTTCAAGTTCTTTTTCTTTTTCCGTTTGTGCTTTTTCGTTAGCTGTTTTCGCTGCGTCTGACTTTGCTTTTTGTTGTTCCTTGTATGCCTTCGCCGCGTCCGCGTCCGCTTTCTTTTGTTCTAATTGAAAACCTGCAACGCTGTTTTGCATTTGTTTAATTAACGCCTCTTGGTCGTCGAAACCTTTTTGAAGTGCCGCGCTTTGTTCCTCTGGATCAATGATAAGATTAGCTTGAAAATCTGCTAACCCACCCGCTAAATTAGAATCCTTACCGACTAAATTCGCGATGCCGTCAACAGCTTTTAAGATAATCATAATAGGCGCTTCAATGAAGGTTATGATTCCCTTCAAAATTGCTTTGTTTCTTTTGGCTGCTTCAACTTGCGCTACCGCTTGATTCTTTTCTGTGACTAAACGTATTTGCGCTTCTTGAATGGCTGTCTTTAATGCCGCTATCTTTAAGTCGCGAATTTCTTTTTCGGTCTTGCCCTGAAGTTTTAAAATGTTTTCGGTTGCTGAAATGTTATCGTAGTTCTTCTTCGCTTGTTCTGCTCGTTGCGTTTGAAGTGCTAACAAATCGCGTTCTTGTTCATTGATTCCTGTCAGTCCTTTTTCAACGGAAGGAAACAATTTCACTAAGTCGTCAAAGTTGGCCACAATCAAAGCGACAGCACCCGCGAGCAACAAGATAGGGTTCGCTAAAATTGCTTTTCCTAACGAAGCGAAGCCACTAATCAAACCACCTATTTCTTTTTGAATTGTTTTGAAGTCAATCTTGGAAACATTTGTCCCCATATTCTTCAACGCTTGCCCCGCACCCGCTAAGTCCAAGTCCATAAGACGTGAACCAAACAAGCCCACGTTGTTCGAAAGACCTTCAAAAGCGTTACCCGCGTTTGCGTTAATTTCCGCAGATAAGTCGGAAATGTTATCTTTCAATTCAGCAGCACGCGCAGACGCTTTCTTGAACGCGGCACTCGACTGATCCATTGTAAGCAACTGTTGTTGCAACGCTCTCAATTCCGCTTTCGCAGAAGTGAATCCTTTCGCTGTATTTTCTGCCGCCGCTCCCGTTTGATTGAGGACAGTTACCGCGTTGGTGTTTACGTTAAAATCTATCGTGTTTGCCATTAGAAGAATATGTTATAAATAATAAATATCAGAATAGCCGCGTTTAACGAAATACGCGTTGTTTTCCACGCATAGTGCGTGAACAAATTCAGCTTACGCTTTCCGTTTGCTATCTTTCCGAAATATGTTTGCGTCTTAAGATTCAACTTAATGAACTCTAAACACGCTACCATTTCGTGCGCTTTATTTTGTAGCTGTTCCTTTGAAGTCTGTTCCATTGCTTATTATTGTTATTGTGTCCCCTGCTGCGCTCAACGTAACGCTACCGCTACCTTCAACCGTTTCTCCTGTGTACGCTTGCACCGTTAGTGGATTAGCACCTGAAACAACGCGTTGAATGATAAATTCACGTCCCGCTGTTGTCGTTGCTGAAGGCAAATAGATTGTTATATTATTGCTCGTTGTATCTGCAAAAATCACGCGGTCAAAATTCGTCACAACGTAGTCAGTCGTTATGCTTCGAACGGGTTGTGAGATGGACGCGTTGAAGCTCACGGGCGCACCGAAGCGCGTTGGTGCTAACGTTGGGGCTTGTGCCGTTATGAATGAACGTGTTCCTATGTTTGGCTGTGAAAAACAATTGTTCTTTGCGGAGTTCCAGTAGTACCCAAAACGTCTGCAACATTCTTCGTTAATTACCGCAGGATCTCCACCGTTTGTTTCCCAATTCATTGTTTGGTCTAAGTTGGCCGAAACGGGAACAAGGTCGCAGTCGTTTTCAACGTCAAGAATACGAATGAGTTTTACTTTTGTCATGTCTTGTTCGCCAACGACGTAACCCTCAACGTCCAACACGCGCCACCACGAATCGACAATCCATATTTTGTCGCTCCATTGAAATGTGAATATGTCGTTTAGCGTTAGTGCAAACATTCCTTCTAAGATGCGCGCTTGTCCGTCGTAAAGTTCTCGGTAATAGTTACGCCACCAACGATTGTAAAGGTTGTCGTATGGCGGTGCAATGATTGTGTGAATAGGAATTTCGGGAGCGAAGTTTAGGTCTGAATCTCCAACGCTTGCGTTCATTGTCGAATAATTGTTCAAACACTTAACCGCTGTTACAATTACGCTATCAGAAACTTCGTCGTACATATTGACAAAGAAGTCAGCGAAGTAATAAAGGATGCGCGGTTTAGGTTGTACAAATTGACCTTCTGCGTTAATGAATTTCGGAACAACAACGTCGGTGCTCTCAACCTGTGCTGAAGGTGTTGGAGCGAATGCAAGTTCAACCTTTTCTTCGCCTGTCGAAAATTCGTTAATCACTTCGAAGTCGTTCTCCGTTATTTCGTAGCTTCCGAAGATGCGTCCATTGTCTTTGTAGACGCCGTTGTAATAGTCTTCGTCTTCGGTGTATGTGAAAGTGAACTTCGACTTTTGAAGGTCGGTTGTTGGGTAATATGTTATGTCTTTTGAAAGGTCGAGTTTCTCCGTCCAGTCTAGCGTGTTTCCACTTCCGATGTATTCAACGAGCGGTTCAATTCTCAAAGTGTTTGGAAGTGTTCGGTCGGGAACGAACGCAAGGTTGAACATTTTTTGTATCGACGTTATGAAATCGATTTGCTTCATGTCGGGAGCGTTGAACTCCATTTGAACTGTTGCTTCGGTTAATGCTGTAGACATCGAAACAAGTTTTATTCCCGTTCCGCTGAAGTCGTCAATACCACCGCTTCCGTTTCCTATTAAATCAACATCGACGTCAGTAATAAAACCACCTTCGTTATCAAGATAAACTTTTAAAGTGTCGCCTTGATTGAGTGAAATTGTTATTGTTTGATTTACTGCAATTTCACCATTTTCAAACTGATTAACAAACCCTGTTGAATACTCGTTATTTACAAATAAATGAACTAAAAAACTAAACTGTCCATTCCCTGCGTTTATAGTATATGTTCCATTTGCCCAAATTTGAAAGGTGTATTGAGTTGAAAACGGAGCAGTAAAAATACCACCGCTCCAATTAGAACCTGCATCTTCAAATTCAACGTAGTCTAAATACAAAGGGAAAAATGAAGTAGTTCCAGAATTAAAATTTGTTGATATGTTTGAAGTGGCTACCAATAAACTTGCGTTGTCGTTTAACCCCGCGTTAGTATCTAAATACTGACCATTGACAAAAGGAACGTACACGTTGTCGAGGCAATCTCCTAAAAAGTCGCTTTGCCATTGTATGCCAGCGTCCTTCATGATTTGTTCAAACAAGTATTTCGCTTTCACCGCAGGTGTCAAGTGTCCAACATAAAGCGGTTTGTACGTCGGCTGTCCTGCAATAACCGTTGAATAGACAGGTTGTCCTTCAACGTTTGACGCTGTCAAGTTCCACTTATCACAAAGCGTTAGAATCGTGTTTGCGTTAGGTGGTGTTTCTACGTTAGCATGAAGCAAGTCGTAGTCCAAGTCGCCGTTGACAATGCTTTCAATATCGCGTAGTTTCTTTTCGTTCAAGACGCGTGCAAGGTTTGGAACTTCACCAAAGAACACAACCTCAAATTCGAACAACTTTCCCTTTTGCCAGTATAACTTCTTGACCTGAATGTGACCGCTTGCGATGGGTATCGTGTTAACCGTTAGCGTCGCTTCAACCTTCTTGCGAAAGTCAAACCAACCGTTGAAATTGACGTTGAAGATAGCACCGAAGAAGTCTACATTCGTTGCGCTTGCGGGTATGCGAAATTCCTGCGAGTAGTTACCAACCGAACTAAAATTCGTGAGGTCGGTGAACTTGTAGTTGAGGTGCATTTTCTCATTTTCGTACAAGTCAATTTGTGCGCTGTTGCCGTCGTAATCCGTTAGCGTTAGTATCACTTGATTCATCATAAGCCAACGGGTTGAGAGTATTTAAGGTTCAAAGTAACGTTGTAAAGTTTAGAATATCTTTCGTCCTTAATAACAAAGTTCTGCGTGTCAATAAGAACGGGTGTCATTGTCGTGTCGTCACCAATTATAAACACGTCGTTGGAACGACAAAGCGTTTGAAGTAGATTGAACTCGCCTACGCTTATCCAGTCGCTGTTAATTTGCAGTCCTTTCGTCGTGTTGACGTACCGGTCGGTTGTTCCTCTGTCCCAAGTGTTGAAACCAAACGTCGATGCGTTGTACGTTCCAACAACTTTTTGATATTGTTTGCGGTCGTAGTTGAAAGACAATTCCGACTTCTTCGTGAAGTTGAAATAATCCACACCGCCGCAAGTATTCGTCCAACCCAAACGCACATTGTCAAAGCGACAATCGTCAGCGACAATATAAAAACAATAAACAGTTGAAGCAGGCGTGTAAACGGGGAATAAAATTTCTTTGCCCGCTTGTATCGTGTAGTATTTGACATTCGTGAAATCTAATCCGTCGTTTATTAAGTTTTGCGGGTATGCGCCTAAACGAGAAACGCTGTTGTCCGCTGTAAATAAAGTGTATTTAATCGTCTCTATAACTGCGTTGGCGTTGTCGTAGGTTGTAACAACTAAAATGTCCGAATCGTTGTCAATTAAAAGCCCGTTGTTATTTATCGAATACAACTGTCCAAAGTCAGTTAATCGCGTTGGTATGTACACGTAATCATTTGACAATCCACGCGTCGCCGCTTCAATCCATTTGTGAGTGTCCGTTGTTCTTTCGCTTAACAAATATTTCCCAGGTGCAAACATTGCGTAGCGTGTGTTTGGATCGGGCTTGTATCCGTCGCTTACTTGATATTCAGCAAGGAAAGCGAACACGTCGTCAATGTCAGCCATTCCGCTTCCGCTTACCGTGAATACTCCGTCAACGAGCCAACCTTCTTTTATCGTGCAACTGATATTCGCAACGCTGTTGTATTCGGGGTTTATTCCTTCGTTAGCCGCACCTGCGTCGTGTTGCAGTTGCTCACGAAATATCGGAGCGAGGTCTAACATTCCTTTGTTCGCAGCGTTGGGTTGTACGTTCACTTGAAAAGAACCGAAGTCGAATACGAAACGGAAGCCCGTGTTCGCCACGTTGGTTGAAGTACAAACAATCATCAATCGTTGTCCGATAGGTGTGTATTCGTACGGTTGGTCGTTTATTGTAATTGCCATTATTGTATATCGTTAAATTGATTCTCTATTACTGCTGTAAAGTCCTTTCCGTATGCTTCGACAACTTTCGCTTCGTATTCGTCCCAAATGTTCTCCATTGCGTAGTCGAATGCCTTCCATCCTTTAATTCCGTCGCGTCCTATCTTGCGAGCAATTAAGAACGCCACTTGTCTTTTGAGTGCTTCCGTTGGCTTCTTAAATTTACCGCTTTCTTTGTCGCGTAACTTAATAGGTTTTAATCGCATCCAGTCAAGAATTGCGCTCACAGGTGGCGGTGTTGCTCCTGCTCTCCTTCCGTTCTCGCGTGCTAAAAAATACTGCGACGCTTTGCCCTTTGCATAGATTGAAATGTCAATCGACTTTCCTTTTATCTTCAACCTGTAAGCGAGTGACTTTTCGAGCGTTCCACTTGCAACCGCGTTCGTGTAGTTGCGTCCAACCTTTCGCTTCATGCGATAGTCGGAAGCCATCAATTCGACAAAGCGTTTTGCCATGTCGTTGACGACAGCGAAGAAGTTGGGTGCGCTCTGTTCGTTAGGCATTGTTTATTCTGGAAGGCCGTTCTTCGCGGTGTCGCTTTCCTCTTTTATCTTGTTGAAAAACTGAATCAATGGCAAGCCAAACTTTGTAGGCATCTCTTGAATGAAAGCGTCAAGTTGCTTTAAGTGTTCCTCTGTTAAGTTCATATTCTTATTTTATAATTGTTACTCCTATTGCCTTCGCTACGCATTCTGCAACGTACTCGTTATCGAATCCCCACGCAGCAAACTCTTGTTCTGTTAAAGTGTAATTACCATTGCTTAGAACTGCGCCTTCTTCGGTTTTCAATTCGTAGTAGGTAGTGCAAGTTGTTGCGCTTGTTTCGAAGTTGAGAATAAGTACACTCATCTCCGTTGCCGTTCCCTGATTTAAGGGAAATTTGATAGGTTGTATTTTAGCCATTGTGTAAATTATTATACTGATGTTATTGTTTGCCAAGATGCTGCGCCTCTTACGCAAAGTTTGCCCAAAGTAGTATCGTAAACAACCAACCCCGCAGCAGGTGAAGCAATAGCGTTCTTTTGCGTTGTGGTCATTCGTGGTGGTAAGAAGCCTTGCGTTGTGCTTTCAACAGTTAATTTTGAAGATGCAATATCTGTTGTTGTGTTAATGAGGACATTGCCGTTAGTACGAATTTGCATCCAAGTACTCCAAGATGCATTATATCCGCCAAACACCATTGGTAATTGTGTACCTGTTCCATTTTTACTTGAACTGAAAATCACAGCTCCTGTTGTTCCAAAATAAGTGCCTGATGTTGCAACACCAAAAGCAGCATATGCCGCATTATTGTTGTCTGGGCCATCATAATAAAAACTACCGCTTAACTTTCCTGCTGTTCCTCCAAATAGTCTTAATAAACCGCTGTTTTGTCCTTGCTCACCAATATCGGCTAAAACAACTGCAGAAGTATTTCTGTATGTAAGTCCTGTTGAACTTGTTGTAATACTGAAAGCACCCTGCACCCTCGCCGTTCCATTCACATCTAACTTAAAACCTGCGTCAGTAGTTGTGCCGATGAGGACATTGCCTGTTGTAAAAACAAATTTACCTGCCGCTTTTGAAGTTAAAGTAATACTTGCTGCCGTTGCGTTTCCAATAGAAATATCTGTTGTAGCTGCGTTAGTAACTGTATTGTTTAAGTAAGCGTTATTATTACTATCTCTAACTACATTGGTGTATAATCTTAATGCTCTAATATCTGTTGCAACATCTAAAGCATAAGCAGGCGAAGCCGTACCAATACCCAACCTATTGTTTGTATCGTCCCAAAATAGATTTGCGTTATCCTGCGCTATCGTTGTGCCGTTGCTGAATAGAACGCTTCCGCTTGTGAGAGAAGGAAGGTTGAAAGGAGTATAACCCAAAGCACTTGCGATAGTTTCGTTCTTCCAAAGTTGATCCGCTGAGTCGTAAAATAAACCTTGATTATTAGCAGGTGAAGTGATTAACACTCCGTGAAGTTCGTCTAATTCGTAGCCATTTTGGATAGCCAAAACAACGCGTCCTTGATTCGGATGTGAACGCGCAACGTAACCAATAAACACCGCGTGGTTCGGTTCAATAGGTGGTGTATTTGCAACCATTCCACCCGCAGTTGTTGCGCTCAACCATAGCGTGTCCCCTGCCGTAAATGCGCTCGTATCTAAATCGTGTAAAGTTCCATTAACTGCAACTTGTCCGTCTGCGTTATTTGC